ACTTCATGAGATTCTCTAAAACCTCCAGCTCCTCCGCCACCAGATCTTCCACTTGTTCCTCCGGCTCCGCCGCCACCTAAAATTAAATAATCAATTTTTCTTACTGGAGCGGGTACACATGCACAAATACAAGATACACAAAAAGTTCCTGGACCTGTAAATGTATGAATTCTATAATCACCGTCACAAGTAATAGTTCCACCTGTAGCGTTAATTAAACCTTTTGCAGGTCCGCCTGTAAAACCAAAAGCTTTTACTGACGCTGCCCCTCTTGATCCTAATATTGGCATGATCTTTCTCCTCCTAATTTATTATGCAAACTGTGTTTGTGATGCAAACGCTGTAAACGTAGCATCTCCAGTTTTAAATATTGTATATGTATATATATCTACAGAGTTAGCATTTCCTGCTGTTGGAGCAGCTCCGCCTTGCCATTCAGGAGTAACTGTTGATCCATCAATTTGAACAACGTTATTGTAATAAGGTGTTCCTGTGCATGTTACAGCAAAAACAATACTAATTGACTGACCTGTAGCCATAATTGCGTTTAATGCATTTGAACCATCTCCTCTTATGTTAAGGGTAAAGTTACCTGATGCTGCAGATGTGTAGTATAAAACTGCTTGTGTTATAACATCGTAGTTAATTGTTCCTGTAGCTGCTGTAGCTGATACTGTAGCTTTTTCAACTAAGTTTTGAATAGAACCAGCACCAAGAGTTACTCTTCCAAGTCCGTTTGGTGTTAAACTAATAGCACCATTAGCTGCATCTGTAATAGTAATATTTCCAGAATTTGTTCCTGAGTTAGTGTCTAAGACAAGGTCATGAGTACCACTTGTAGTAAGTGTCGCTGCGGCAGCACCTGTTCCAAAAATTGTTTCTCCAGTTCCTTTTGGTTTAATATTTATACCAACATTAGTTTCTCCCGTTGCTGAAAGAGTTGGTGCATTACCTGTTGCAGCATTTGCAATTGTAAATTCATTAACTGCTGAACCTGTTGCAGTAATATTAATTAATTCGTTTCCGCCTGTATCTAAAATATTAGTACCAATTTTAGGGCTAGTTAAAGTTTTGTTTGTTAAAGTTTGTGTTCCAGTAAGGGTTACATCACCACTTCCAAAACCAACATCATAAACACCAGTGTTAGTTGATACACCATCAAAATAAACTAGTTTCCAACCTTTATCATCTGTTGCCCAAGTAACTGTTGCACCCGAACCTGTAGCTGCTTTAAGTTGTAATGTTTCTGCGTTTGTAGTTGTGTTCTTAATTAAATAAAAATTTTCTGTTAAAACTGGAAATGTAACAATTCTTGATCCTGTAAGAGCACCTGTAAATTCTATAACTCTTGTTGCAACAACTGATCCTGTTCCACCATCAGTTTTAGAAAATGCTGTAGTTCCTGATCCTGCAATAGCTTGCGATATATATCCACCCGAGATTTGCTCGATGATATTTAAATTAGTATTTGTTTTTGTTCCCCAAGTACCAGCGTTTTCGCCAGTTACCATTAACTCTACGCCGAGAGGTGTATACGTTGATGTCATATGTTAATCTCCTAATTGTTGTATTTATACTTGTTATATAGTTTTAAGTCAAACATAATTATGCTGGATTTATCTTAGTATACCCTGTGCTTGTTTTAGGTATTATTCTTCCGTATGTACCTGGGAATGATATTCCTACATTATTTAATGTTATAGTAGCAGATAATCCTAGACCTACTAAAGAGGCATTAGTTTCTTGTATCGTAGTTACTGTGCCTAGTGCAGATGTTAAAGACTGACCTGTAAGGGTTACCATAGTAACCGGTGAAGAAGTAACAGTTCCTAAAGTAGTGGAAGCACTTACTCCTGTTAAAGCCGTAACTGGATCTGAAGTTATGGTAAACGATCCTACGTTAGTTTGAAGAGCAGTTAATGCAGTTAAGCCCATTACATTATCTGGAATAATAGTTCCAACAGCAGTTGTTGCTGATAGTCCTACTAAACCTACTGAATGAGCATCAGTTGTAAGTAGTCCTTCAGTAGAAGTTGCGATTAAACCAGACAACGTAAATGTAGCATCTGTTGTAATAGATGATAAAGAATTTAGTGTAGTAGTAGCAATTAATCCTGTTAAACCTACAACATCTTCTGGTGCAAGTACTCCAACACTTGTTGTTAAACTTAAACCATTTAAAGTAAATTCTGTTCCCTCAACATCACCCCAACTATTTTCGCCCCAGTCTAACGTACCCCAACCTGGTCTTATTACAGCATTTAAACTCCCTACGGCTGTAGTCGCGGTTAAACCAGTTAAAGTTATTATAGTATTTGCTCCACCCCAACCTTCAAATCCCCATGTGTCAGCACCCCAACCTGTTTCATTAAACGCTGTTGGTGTTCCTACGGCAGATGTTGCTGATAATCCTGTAAGAGTAATTACTACGTCATCTTGACTGCCCCAAGTATTATGCCCATAATTTAACATACCCCAAGAATCAGAAGATACTGTATTTGCTTGGCCACCCATGTATGGGTGAAGAGAACAATAATAATAAAGTTGTGGTGCGCTATCTGCTACAACTATTGTAACTTGAGTAGAACTGTTATGTGTTACTCCTGTCGTATACTCTACGCCGCCTGAATGTGTTCCATCTGAAGTAGTTGAAAATTTAAAAGGATGACCAGAAGGATAATTAAATACATAAGTATAACCTTCTGCAAGGTTTACCGTTTCCTGTAAAACACCATCTATATAATATCTATTACCAGAGCCTGGGTTGGCTACTGTGACTGTAAATGTTCGGATTGCCGACATAAGGACTTACTCCCTATGCTATCTGAACGATTGCGTTACCTGCTGTTTGAGCTGGGAATTGAATTGTAAAAGTTCCAGTTGTTACAGTTTTATCTGCACCAAAATTAATTGCACATACTGCTCTGTTAGCAGTGAAACCTGTTATTGAAGTTGTATTATAAATCAAACATCCTCTTGCTGTAAATGAAGCTGATGATCCCCACGTAGTAGTATTAAATTTAACACATGCTGTATCGCCAGATAAAACTGGATCTGCTGATGCTACTAAAGTATTTCCACCGCCTGTGTATCCAGAAGATGTTGTGGTTACTTCATAAGTGTTTGTTGGATTAGCCGTTGCATCTGCGGGTGCAGTATACGCTGTAGTTGATTTACTTAATGTTGCTGAGTCACTAGAATATAATGCAATTTTAAATGTGTTACCTGTTGGTGCTCCACTTGCGTCATTAAAATTGTGTCCGCCTTGTAGGATCTCTACTTTGAATGAGTTTGCTATTGCCGATGTTATTGTCATAATTTTTTTCTCCTAATTACTGAGGCGCTGACTCGATTGGAATTCTAATTGTACCATCCGTGTAATCGTCTCTTCTTCTTCTTCCAATCTGCATTGCTGCAAACGGTTGTAATGAAGTTTTATACTTATTTTCATATAGTGTCAACATATCTTGTGGACCTTTTAAAAACATAAATGCCTCTACTAAACATGCATATAAGAGTCCTTGAGGAAAGTAGTTACTTATGTAAGTTCCCCCTGTGTCAGTCTCTAAACCGTTTGGCATAGCATTATAATGAATAATGTATTGATAATTTTGATCCGGAGTAGGGCCTATGTAAACAGCACCTGATGTAGCAGTGTTTGCTCCTGTTGTAGCGCCTCCAAACATAGCATAATATTTAGGTAAACCTTTTACATTTTGACCTGTTTGTCCTCCTTCTGGTCCAGTTGCTTCTCCTATATACTCAGATATAAAAGTTTGATCACGTCTTTCTAACCACACACCTTGTTCTGTAATAGCTGTTGTTGAATTAAATACTTGTATACCTCTAACAAATAATGTTTTTTTAGGCATTGTAATTGTATTAAAATTTGCAGCAAATTGTGCTTGTGCTTGAATCCTGTCAGAGTCCATAGGACAATCTAAATTAATTCTAAATTCTGCGTTTTCTATAAATCTATTAATAACAGCTGCTGTAAATACATTAGCATCTACTTCTGTGTAATTTCTAATATCATCAGTTAATTCTGCGTAAGTGTATCCAGCCATAATTAAGCTCTATCATTAACGGGTCCAATTGTACACTGAAAACCGCCTCCTGTTTCTGTGCTTGTAGCATTAGATATTAAAGAAAATGTTATAGAATT